GGCACGTTCATCTCGTACACAATGTCCCGAACCGTCTCCCCCTTATCGTCGTCAGACATGAACGGTTCGATACCACCAAGACACCCATAGTCAATCACGACAGGCTCACCGTATGCGTCCGTACCTTTGCACAGTTCGACCACGAACACTTGGTAGCCATAGTCAAGAATGTCTCGCACCGCCTGACGTAGTTCTTTCTTGTGTTCGTAGGTAACCCAACCTTTCCGCAAATCGTCGGGAGGTTGCCACCAAAACGTGTCACCTTGCGTACTGACCTTTTCTGCCATACCGTCGAACCCGTCAGGGCGTGTCGGTTGGTAGTCATGTCGCCCGATGACGGCAACCTTGCCGAGGGCTTCGTCGTCGGCTATGGAATGGTATTCGTCAGGTTCTTCACGGAACCTAAGCGTCATACCGTCGCCAATGTCTAGCGTCCCGTACCGTGCCAGTTCGTAGGCTTGTTGTTTTGTCAGTTCCATTAGTTGTCCCCTTTGGTGTTGTCGTCTTTGCAAAAGTTACACAGGTACTTACCCTTACGGAAAACCCACCCGTCCTCTTTTGCGTTCTTGATTACTTCCTGTCGTGACGAACCGTAATAGTCGTCCCAACCGTCGCAACATTCGTCACACTGTAGATAATGAATCGTGCTTATCGGCATTAGTTGCCCATTTCTCCTAGTTCTATCGCCGTTGTCATCATGTCGAACATGGCAGACCATGTCCCTTCCGCAACGGTTGCCTGACGCAACACCGTGCCATCGTCGCCGTGCCTGACGGTAATCACCCCGTCTGCTAGTTCGACAGTTATAGAGGCTTTGCCCCGTTCAGTTGCCATTAGTTGTCCCTTTCCAGTCGTGCTAATTCCCTGTCGCAAAAGTTACGGCAAGCCTCCCGAACATGAGTAGGAACCGCACCTACGGTAAGCCATGACCCACGTTTCGGGTCGTGCCTGTCCCGTGTCCACACTCCCTTGTCCCCGTCCTTTTGCACCATTCCGCCGTGAGAGTCGAACGTAACTTGCCACATTCCGCCCCCCTTGCTACTTGCTAGAAAACATTTCCGTTCCATTAGTTGTCCCTTTCTGTCGGTTCATTTACATAAATCTCGACCCATTCGCCGTCGTCGGGGAGGTTCAAAGTCTCCCGTTCCGTAGGGGTGAATACGTCGGCAGTAGATTTGTGTCCCCAACCATCGTCGTTCGACCAGTATTCGGAGGCGTACCAAGAGTAGTGTCCTCGCCAAGCCTGTCGGGGTGTCCCGATACGGTGGATTGTGTACATTGTTTTCATTAGTTGTCCCTTTCTAGTTGTTGTTTTACACTCTAGCGTATTGTGTAACGCTTGTCAAGTAGTTGTGTTGTGACAGTTGTCACCATTCAGTTACAGACTCACCACACACATAGCATGAGTCCCAATGAGTCTCGCCATCTTGTTCGTAGCGCATCTCAGATGTCTCCCAAGACATGACAGGGTATTTGTCGTTACCCTCTCCGTCTACAGGTGGCAAGTCATGCCCGCATTCGGCGCAATATATGTCGGCGTGGAACGCATAACCTACAGGTTCCATACGTGAGTAGTAGCGATATGTCGTGGTCATTAGTTGTCCCTTTCTCTCATGCCCACTCATGGTGCAAGACATAGCCTGCCCTATCAGTCTCTTTGCCGTACAAGGCATACGACAGGTTGTAGACGACATGGAACCCCATGTCCATGCCACAACCGCCGACACGCACAACCCATCTACCGTGCTTGTCTTTTGGCTTTTCGTCCATAGCGTGACAGGCAAGCCACGTGATGTCACGTAGCGTCCCGTCGTCGCCTACTGTCAGTAGGGAGATGTCCCGAGACATTCCCGACGACGAAACGTGCCGAAGAATCGTGTAGACAGTCTTTCGTTCCCGTCCGTCGAACATCTGGCGCAAGGTTGCCCGTGCGTCGTCACGTTCGGCAAGTAGTTGTGCTTTCTTGGTAGTCATTGTGTCCCTTTTCTTTTGTGTTGCCGTCCGTGTGACGGTAGTCCCCTAGTAGGTCACGAACCTACGCCGACGTTAGCGGTCTAGGGGTGGGGGTGTCTAGTCCATGTAGTTCACAAAGTAGCGAATGTCAGTTTTAGCCAGTTTTGGAACCATCTTGCGGAGCGTCTCTATAATCTCTTTTGCATCAGAGCGGAATCCTGCTAGGGCGGTATCGCTCCAACCGTCTTGGTTAATGAGGCGCATTAAGTGGTGATGGTATTCATGCAACGCTACGCAGATACGGTAGGTGTCGTCTTTTGTCAGTCGTTCGGTCATGAGATACCACACGCCCTAAGGAACCGTGCCGAATTGAACGCCGAATTATCTTTCGACAGTTCACGAGACAATTCCGCACCAACCATCGCAAGTGCCCGTCGCTTGTCGGCGGTCTCTTTCGTGTCGCCAAGTTGGGCAAGTTCCGTGAGATGAGTACGGAATACCCCTGCTATTAGTTCGTAGTCTTTCCGTGTCATTCTGTCCCTTTCTGTAATGTTCCACGTGGAACATCTTGTCCCTTTGTGTTTCACACTCTAGCAAGTGTGTCACCCTTTGTCAAGTCCTTTGTGTGTGAACTTTGTCACACTCTCCGAACCTACCCTGTCGGGGTTGCCCCTGACCTGATGAAACACACTCTAGCAAGTGTGCAACCCTTTGTCAAGTCTTTTCTATGTGACTCTTGTCACACCACCAAAACGAACAAGTGTTCGCCTGTACGAACATACGTTCGGGGCAGGGTAGTGTAGCACACTCCGACCCAAAAGTCAATGTGAAATACGTCACACGAACACACGTTCGCCCCAACACGTTAGGCAACCCTAACAACCAAGACAGAATGTAAGGCACACCTAACAAGGCTACGTCTCTGTAAGGCTACCCTAACATTTGCAGCCTGCAACTTTTGTACCGTGCAAGCATGGACACCCTACGAAAAGTCTAGTCTGTCCTGCTAGACCGAAAGTCTGGACGAACGGTCGAGCCAACTGGGGGTGTGCCGAGGACGTAGGGACGGGGGATATATGTATATCGTTTTTGTCTGGATTCACTCTTTGGTTGTGTGTTGCTCTGGGTGGTTGGCTGGTCACGGTGGGTGGTTGGATGTTGAGTGTGTTACATATAGGTTTGGGCCGCAGCCTCTAAGCGTGTAACGTTCGGCCTGTGTTAGAAAAAGAAAAAGGCTAAAAAGAAAAAGATCGCCCACCGGGTCTAGCCCGTCCCACCTCAATGCTGTTTTGCTCTTGAGGACAAGCGAGCGTTAGCGAGTGCGTCAGCCCAACGAGCGCAGCGAGGCGGGAGCCACCAGCCCGCCAACCGGGGACAGTCTTGTTTAGTCCCCCCCACGCTTTACAACCCTAAAGGTTGACGGTGGCCGTGACCAAGATTTCAAGCCGACACCGTGTATGTCTTTTTCTTCCCCTCAACGTATCTACTGTCTACCGTTCTTTCTCTCGGTACTAGGTTCGGCAGTAGGCGTTTGTGCATGGGAGGGCGGTCCCCGTTACCGGCCACTTGTACCCGTCTCGCTTCCCATGCGTGTTCTTAGCGAGGTAAGGGTCATGCTCGCCCCGCCTGCTTCCCAGCGGTGAGGACTTGATGAATTGAGATCAGTATAGCAGAGTCGAGTACTGGCAGTACAGTCCGCCTCTTAGCCTTCCGGAAAGTGAGCGTCCTCCCACAGATAAAAATCTGGCTTTCCTTGGGTACCAGTATTCGAAGTGCAGACCGGTTATCCAAACAAAGGTTTGGGCCAGCCCACGAAAAGTATACACAAGTCTGTTATTCTTTGCAACACAATGGGAACCAAAAGGGCAGTGTCACCTGCCGACAAAGCAAAATTTTTTGCTTCTATCGCCGCCGGTAAAAACATTACTGAGTCGTGTCGTATTGCTGGGGTGCATATCAACACCGGGTCGAGGTGGTTGAAACGGGCGAAAGAGTTGGAGGCTAAGAGTAAAGAAGCGCAACATAAAGCGTCCCACGGTTACGGTGCCGGTGGGGTACAAGGTAGGGCCTACCAGGACTTTATGGAAGCAATCGATCTTCCTGGCGCTATCGCCCACGACCAACTGTGCGAAGAAGCCAAACGTGGGTTGGAGGATTTCGATTTCTTTCGCAGTTACTACCTCGGTCGTGTCCCCTCCCCGTGGCAGGTTGAGGCAGCAGTCACCCTCATCGAACTGTTGGAGTCGGAGGAGAAAGAGTTTGTTGTTCTGAACGTGCCTCCGGGTGCAGGTAAATCCACCCTGTTTCACGATGTGGCGGTGTGGGCTATCTGCCGCAACAGGCGTGTGCGTGTGATGATCGGCTCGGTGTCAGCAGCGATGGCGAAACTGTACAGCCGACGCATCCGTGAAACCCTAGAACGTGTCATGCCGCTAGAGCCGGACCCTGTGCAGGTAGAGAAAGGGTTGGCGGTCAACGCTAAAGGATGTTTACAAATCGACTACGGTCGCTTCAAACCTTCCGACAAAGGCGCTTTGTGGAGGGCAGAAGAATTCGTTGTAGAACAATTAGATGGGAATGGTCTTGACAACAAAGAACCCACAGTTCGTGCTTACGGTATTGAATCAGAGTTTATCGGTCACCGTGCCGACCTCTGTTTGTTTGACGACGTTGCCTCCCCCGACAACGCCAGGGAATCGGTTGCGAGAGACAAACTGTTGGAAAGATGGGACAATGTGGCCGAGGCTCGTGTTGACCCAGGCGGTCTACTTGCAGTCGTCGGGCAGCGTCTCGGCTCCGGTGACCTGTACGCCCATTGCCTCTCAAAAATAACTTACGACGACGACATCGACGACATCTACGACGGGTCCGATATCACAAACCCGGAGGATTTGGCGAGGATTGAACCGGCGAAACGGCAAAAGTATCGCCACATCATCTACCAAGCGTATTACGAAGAACTAGACACCGGGAAAGAGTCGAAACGCTATAGCGCACCCGCCTACCCCAACGGGCCGCTCCTCGACCCGAAACGACTGCCGTGGAAAGACCTGTCGTACATCCGCTACAACAAGCCAGACATTTTCCGTGTTGTGTATCAGCAGGAAGATTTGGACCTTGATTCTCGACTTGTTGACCGGACTTGGATTGTCGGCGGTAAAGGCGTAGACGGCGTAGAGTACAACGGTTGCATCGATCAGGACCGCCAACACGGATACATCGACCGTGGCCTCTCCCACCCGTGGATATCAATAGCAGCAGTAGACCCCTCACCCACAATGTTCTGGGCACTCGTCTGGATTATCTACCAGCCAGAAACCAACATCTTCCACATCGTTGACATCGAGCGAACGAAACTCACCGCCGAGGAACTACTCGGCTACGACACCACCACCGGGGCGTACTCCGGCATCATGCAAGAATGGCAAGACCGGTCCAACGATCTCGGCTACCCCATCTCCCACTGGGTTGTCGAAATCAACGCCGCCCAACGCTTCCTCCTCGCCCACGACTTTGTGCGCAAATGGCAGACACGGGAACAAGTCAACGTTGTCCCCCACCAAACCCACCGCAACAAGATAGACGAACAACTCGGCGTCGAAGCCCTCCTCCCACCCCTGCTCCGCACCGGCAACCTCCGGTTCCCCACAATGCGAGGCAACTGGAAAACCTTGGCCGCCGTCGAAGAACTCTGTGCATGGCACCGAGATAAAAAGAACGGCACCGACATTGTGATGGCACTCTGGATGGCAGTCCTCAACCTACCCAACCTGAACCGGGTAAAAAAGCCGCCGAGACTGTGGCGGCCCTCATGGCTATTGAACTGACTATGCTATTTTGTTGGACGGTCGCTGGCGAGAGGTCCGAATGAAATCAATCGAAGAAATCGTTGCTCTCTATAAAGAACGATATGAGGCTAAAGGTCCTGTCCTTGAACAGATGCGTGAAGTGCGCCGCCTCGCCAACGGCGACGTTGTTGTTCCGTTAAACGAACTTGATAGAAACACGAAAACTTCAGTAGCAAACCTTCTCGTCCAGGGTCTCGACCAGATGAGTATGCGTGTCGCATCAACAATGCCAGCACCATACTTCCCTGCTTTGCGTGAAGGGCAGGAACGTTCGAAGAACATGGCCCGTGACCGCAAACGGGCAATGCTATCCATCTGGGACCAGAACCGCATGAACCAAAAAATGCGGCACCGGGCACGACACCTGTTGGCCTACAGCGAAGCACCCGTGTTCATCAAACCGAACTTCGATAAACGTCTCCCCGAATGGCATCTCCGTAACCCACTCGACACTTTCGCTGCACCGATTGTTGACCCAACAAACCCGGTCCCCGAAAACGTCATCTTCACCTACAACCGCACCTACCGCTGGCTGATGCAAAACTACGGTCCGACACTCGATGGCCGCCTCAAAGTTGGCGAACCATCATGGGACACTTTGTTCACCATCCTCGAATACGTTTGCGACAACGAAATCGTGACCGCCGTAATGGGCACCAACGCTGAACGCAACCCTGTCACCGGGCAGATGTATCAAGGTGCACATGTTGTTGAACTGTCCCGTATCCCCAACAAGACAGGTATGCCACTTGTTGTTGTCCCCCGCCGTATCAACCTTGACCGGCAGAAAGGCCAGTTCGACGGAATCCTCGGCATGTACTACACCCGTGCACGTTTGACTGCCCTCACCGAAATTGCTATCGAACGAGGAATCTTCCCCGACGAATATTTGATCGCCCGCCCCGGCGAAAACCCGGAGATCATTCAAATCGCAGACGGCAAGACAGGCCAGTTGGGTGTCGTAAAGGGCGGCGACATTCAACAGTTGCAGTTGAACCCCGGCTACAAAACGGACATTGCACTCGACCGCCTCGAACGACAGGAACGTTTGGAGGGTGCAATCCCCGCAGAGTTCGGTGGAGAATCCGGCACCAACATTCGTACAGGCCGCCGAGGCGAATCCATCCTTTCCGCAACAGTCGATTTCCGTGTCCAAGAATCACAAGAAGTATTGGCGTCCGCACTTCTTGAAGAAGACAAAATTGCGATAGCACTCGAAAAAACGTATTGGGGTAGCGCCTCCAAATCGTTCTTTATTCCCGGCATGGGCGGCGGAATCAAAGACTACACACCGAACAAACTGTGGGAAACCGACTTCCACTATGTCGCATACTCGGCGTCGGGTTCCGATGTGAACTCTTTGACGGTAACATTGGGCCAGTTGCTCGGCACCGGCCTCATCTCCAAGGAATCAGCCCGTGAAGCGTATCCGCTTATTTCTGACCCAGAGTTGGAACGTGACCGTCTGGTCGCTGAAGGTATCGAGTCGGCGCTACTCCAGTCGATACAGGCGCAGGCTGCGGACCCGAACGGCCCCTACCAGCCTGATGATTTGGCTTTCATTGCAGAAAAGGT